AGTTAATACCGCTGTCGGCCTAGGCTGATGCCTAGGAGTTGATGATGATAAAGCTTCTAAGGAGCTTCTCAGATCATCAGTGCCAGACAGATGGCACAAGTTGGTCAGGATGTAGTTCACTTTTGTGTAAATACGCCAGTGACATCCCTGGTGATGTGACGTGCGACCTCACGTCCTACTTCACCTTGGATTGCTTAAAGACTCTTGCGGGTGTCCATTGAAATGCCCATGTGACGGGCAATAGAGTCAAGCAGCGGTCCAACGAACATCCTAAGTGCGCTGGTGGTTTCGTCGTTGGGCTTAATGTGGTCGAGGTGCTTCGGGTCGATAGCACCGGCCGTGACGAAAACGCGCCCTAGTAAGTCGTGGGTGCGAGTGCTCGGGGCCTTCAGTCTTGACAAGGCTCGGGTGTAGCTAGACTCACCGCGAACGCAATCTGGCCTGTCAAGGGTAGAGCTGATTTAGGCTGCATCTGCGTAGTCCATAACTTTGACCTCCTCATCATAACTGTTGACGAGCTGGTCTCCTTCAAAGTAACGGTCGAAGCTGAACTGGCGAATGATGTCCATGGCCGTAGCGAACTTAATGTCCAGTAGTGCAAATCCGGTCTCAAGGAATTGAGACTTACTTGTGGGTGTACCCTCAAAGTGTTGGATCATCTGGAGTTCAAAGGTAACGGTGCCGTTAACGCCCTCAAAATTGCTCACAGAGAGGTGAGGCTAATCTATGGAGGAACCGGCCAACCAAAGCCCGTCCATAACCACTGGAGTAACTGAAGCAGAAATTGCTTCACGGATGAAGTCACTCAAGAGGTAGTACTGGTTCGGTTGCCAAGTGGCTCCCTCATAATCATCTGGAGGGGTAGTAAAACGGATAACCTACCTTATAGGTCCGCAGTAACGTAGTGAGATTTGATCGCCATTGCCGAGATCGCTAGCCTAAGCTGTGTTGCGATACTCAGGGCGATAGAAGTTTTCGGTGTCGTTGACATCGTTGGGTTGGTAGTTGAGCTGGGAAAGGAATCCGGTGGTACCCATGACGCGATCGTTACCTCGCGAGGCAACGTAAACACGCTGGTGCAAGTCGTCGTCTTATGGGTAGTTGAGTAACTCGGTAGCATTCTTAATCGCAGATCGACCCTGTGGCATGGCGATCTACTTGATTAAGCCAGACTCGTTTTGTGACGCGGAGGTCTTGAAGAGTCTATAGCCGGCACCGACTACTCGGAGTTTGGTGAATGTCTTGCGGAAGGAATCTGCCGTGTTTGGCGACGCATACACAGTGGAGTCGTAAACGTCTCGAATCTGTGCAGGGGTGCTCACTCCTGTCTCGAAGAGTGGTATGAGTTGGTCTCTCAATCGAATCGGCTGGAAATCAATGCCAGGTTCTTCCGAAGTGGCAGATATGTACTGGTTGTTGAGAGCCATCTCTGCGGCAGATATCACAGGTGAGTTTTGCCATCCCACTGGCAATTTGGTGAAGAGAATCCAAGGCGCATTCCAGACTGCTGTAAAACTTGTGAAGAGCAAGCCTTCGTAGTCTTATGCGATGGTGAAACTCCCAAGATCTGTATACTACATTTCCGTAGTGGTAGCAAGGGGTTTCATCATTGGGATTCGGGTCCCTTTGACGGATGCTGAAAAGGGCGAGAACATCATGACGGCATACTGCTCAGCGTATCGGTCCCATGTGTTGCTAAGAACCATCTCAACAACTTGAGGAAGTGACATTTGAACTGCACTCTGATACAGCTCAGACATCTCCTCCGATCCGATCGTAGGCTTGTTCTTCTACTCAATCTTCTGTGCAATCCAGTCGACACCATCGAGTAGGTTTCCAGCCTTACCGGGTATTAGGTCCCTGATACGGTTGAGGAAATTACGAAACTTCTGGACACGTTTGAACCTCTTCTCGTTGCCGTATGGAATCGGCTGAAGTTGCTGAAAAGCCTCATCAATCTCAGCGTCAGTCCATTCGACTTCGAGGACGTTCTCTTCGTGGCCCCATAGGTCATCTGTTCCTGGTCCTTCATTGGGCAGAGCGGAAAGAGAAATCGGATTGGCATAGCGTTGCGTGGTGAACCTAAGGAGCTCAATCCATGGCATAGCAGATCCATCTGCGTGCATGGCCGCAAGAGCAGCTAAACGCGATCCGAAGTTCTCGGCTGTTGGAGTAGGCATTAGCCCAGGTCCGGTTGTGTGGTCTCGAGCGACTGAACCGATGTTAACACTGGTGTAGAAGCCTTGGCTACCTCGTGACAGATAGTTGTAACCAACTTTCTGATTATAGGCGTTGAATTTGGAGACTCTCTGTTGAGCTTGGCGCCCTTACTGCTTCCTGAGCTTCTCATACTCAGTTATGTTGATGCCGATGCCGAACTTGGCCAAGGCAATAGAGAGTTAGGATCCTTATCCCACCAGTCCGGAGTAGGTAGCAGGGATGCTAATGAAGGGACAGGATGCTTTCCAGTAATTCGGGGACCGACTAAGTGTTTCAAACATCTTAGTACGGTCGTCGCCTGTGTAGGCAGTAACGCTAGGCTTGAGGGCGTACACCGGCTTGTAAGTAAAACCAGCTGATGCAGCCATCGACCAGGCCTGTTGTGGCGTGGATTCACCAGTCTTGAGTTCAGTGACAAGACGGTTAAGGGCCGCCAGAAGTGCGGGGTGGTCTTTCTCAAGGACCGACATCATCGTGTCAGTGATGAAGTTGGAGTTGAGAAGAGCTTCGGGTCCAGGTCCGTGGAGCTGGGTAATGACGAGCTGATCCGTCGGGAAGTTCGTCGACAACGACTCGAGAGCTTGCCGATTGGTGTCAAGCAATGGCAAGTGCTCTTTCGGGCCGTAGAAGTAAGGCGAGGCCATGATTGCGGGTGGGATGTGTTGGGAAAGGAGTGTGGGTTGGGGGTTGGGTTTTGAGAGAGTTCTCTGGTATTTGTGTATTAATCCGCCCCGGCCAGGAGAGGTCCAGGGTGTGACTCAACGTCCCCATCCTCTGTGAGGTCATGAATCCAGCAACGTCGTACAAGCTTTGGAAGCTTTGTGAGGAGAGGCCCAGGTTGGCTCTGGATGTCGCCGTCATCTGTTACTAGGTGAAGGTAGTCAGTCTTACACATCTTCTTAGCGCGCATCTGTCGTCGTTGGGAACGCGCGCTGGCTTTGATGTGTGCGACAAGTTCTGAAAAACTGCTGTCAGGATCGTATGCACATTACAATCCTCGTCTCTCAAACGACTAGATGATTTTGGAAGAATCTGCCGCCTCACAAACGATGTCAGCTATTGTTCGGATCTTGTCTTGCTAAATGTCTGGTAGAGGTCCAACGAACCGGATACTATCTAACGGGTCAGCCATGGCATAATGGCCCAACCACTCGTCTCCAACAAGAGGTTTGTTAGCGGTCGGTTTGCACTCGCCGAAGTGAGCTGAAGCTGCGTCTGTGAAGTGCCTCATGAATTCATCGCGGTTAGCGCGTTTCTTTTCAGGATGTCTGTAAACACTGCATAGCTTTGCAAAGTGTTGGTGGTAATACTTCATCAGGCCAGGCGTCAAGGTCGCGAAGATATCGCAAACTTTGTCTGCATTATCTTAGCCCAGTGACTTAAGTCCTTTGGCGTGCAAAGCGTGTAGCTAAGCTTTGACAGCTATCGGGTTGCCATGCTAGAAAATCCGCTCAGTCGGTGTGAATATGACCGGGTTGTCAACGAAGTCCAGGACTTCGTCGCGCTGGTCTGTCATGAGGGACTGGGATAATTCTGCGGGGGTAGCGATAAACGTTAGGCTGAGTCCGCTCTGAGAGAAGAAGTAGGGCTTAATAGGCTCGTAGGTGGTAGGCAAGGTTAGGCGTTTCTCCCTGTTAACAGGTTTCCCGTCAAGCGACGGTAGGTCCTTGAGGTCAACAGTCACGAAAGGCCCGTATTCCTTGATTTTCATCTCGAGGTACCGGAAATCGTCTCCATAAATTGCTTCATTCTCGCAGAGGATATCATCTGATGGTTCGATCATCAAGGTTTAAGTCTTGTGGACCGCCTCCTTTCCTTCCCCGCTCATCTACGCTAACCACATGTAGTCTTTCTTAGTGAACGAGGGTTTGGTAACATTCAAGCGATCGTAAAAGCCGCGAAGGACGCGAATGAGACTGTTTGCCTTCTTTATCTTGGTCTTGTATCCTGACAGACCGGCCATGAGCTCGATCCCCTTCTGAAGCTCTTTGATGCGAATCAAAAGATCTGTGCGAAGGAGAGAGTAGCCGGATTGACAGGCAGCTTTAGAAAGTATACGCGAGATTGCAGCGCAAGCACCAATCATGTGTCGTTTAATACCGTCCTCGACTGGCTTGCAAGTGCTTCCTTGCTTAGTCAGGAGTCTGGATATGATTGGTAGAGTTTTGCCGTCGTCTCGCACGCGCTAATTTAAGAAGTCTGCGGAGTCAGCAGTTATATGGTGCCATTAGTCTTCACACTCCATTCCAAGACAGCGTGGGACGAAGCTGCGTCTGCTGTCATAGGATGTAGTTGCCACAAAACTGTCGTCTCCTTCGACCAGGAACTCACTAAACCACATGGAACCGTTCTTAACGAGCTCTGTTGCTTGAATTATAGCTTGGTTGAGAATTCCGTTGAGTTCCGAGGTGCGTTTGTTGCCACTGTTGTTCATCGGGTGCATTTTGATCAAACAGTACGCAAGCCGAATTGTGTAGTGTTCACGAAGCCCTGAACGCAGAACTTTACCGTAGTCGCGGCCACAAAGCAACTCCAGAAGTCCCGCCTCGAGTGGTTTGATGTACTCTGAATGCGACGAATCGAATTGCTTCACATCACAACAGTAAAGCCAGTTCGCGCCGTCCATGACATTCTCCAGCAAACACTCGAGCTCAGTCAGATCTTTTCCTTTGATGTGGTGTTCAAGACCGGACGGAGTTAGGCTCAGATCCATGAAATACTTACTGTAGACATTACTGCCGACAATATTGAATGGATTAGAGCCGTTCTGTCCAGACGTGATCAGTCTTGGTCGTTGGTCGGGTTAAGCCTCGCTCTTGACGAAGATATCGCACTTGGTGTCGTAGTAAATGCCGTCCTCCATATTACTGTTGAAAAGCGCAATTTCCTCCATTTTGAGACTGAGTGATTTGGACTGTTGGGCCCATAAGACGTCCTCACCGTTCGCCGCAGCTGCGTCAAAATCGAAAACGTCACCTTCCTTGTCCTGGAGCTCAATTTGAATAGGGAATGTCTTCTCTTGGTTCTCTACTAAGGCATCAGCAAGTTGCACGTTGATAAACCCTTTGAGACCAGTTCGCCTTGTTGCAGCTTAGAGAGCTCCTTCTTGTGAGTTGCTACTGAAAACATGCTTGGTGTCCTCAGCTTGCCACCCTACCTAACAAACGGTCTGTTCCTTCTCAACGCAACGTTCTTGACTAGCAACGAACGCAGGCGTGTTGAAACTAGTTAAGAGATGGGCCATTGAGGGAATGTTGTTGTCCGCGTAGGGGCTTGCAATCGTATCGGTGGGGGAGAGGTACTTCGGTGTGACGATTCCTTCCTTGATAAACTTGTCAACGGGGTCAACAATGGTAACACCGCCAATCTTCTGATCCACAATGGTACTGTCTGGGATGCCTTCATGGTGGTAAATCCTGATACGCTCGTTCTGTGCGGTGGCTGCAGAACGTTTCTCACCGTTACGAATGTGTGGGTCGTCGCTAGCGTAGAAGTTACCGGCCTGGCGAGCGACGTTGTAGCAGATGTAGGACATCTTTTCGCCGCCGATAGCTTCCTTCTGCGCTACGTACAAGTCGCGGTATGTCTTGGTGAGCATGAAAATCCACACCTTGGTTGGGTCAGTTCCTCGGTTAACTGAGCGGCATTGATGAAGAAGGGTCTTGAACGTCGAATTGCAGTGGTCGCAGGAGTTAAAGGTAGTGTTGATTTATCCTTTGCGGGCCTCATCCAACGTCATGTAACCTCCGTCACGTTGTTCTGCGAGGAAATCGATCATACGCCGCGGTAAGAGTGAAATAGGTACGAGGATCTCCTTATTCACGGGGTCAATTCTGAGGGCGTTTCCTTTGAGTAGGATGGTGTATCCATAGGTGTACAAAGCCGCAATGCATTGGGCGATGTGTTTTCTGCTGTGGTTGTCTAGCACCATCTTGAGCTCAGCGCGTGAGAGCTTCTCCCCGTTGTAACCTCGCCTCGCTCCTTCACATGATCGGCAGCAGCAATAGATATCCTGGAGTTGCTGTCCAAACGAGTAACTGCTCCCGAGCTGAACACATGTGTCTCGCACTTGCTGGAGTGTACCTTCGATGGGCTGCCCGTTATGTTAGCAGGCAGACATTGCGAACTTTTGGTCTTCAGGTAAGATGGCCGTGCAATGGCGGGTTATTGTGCCTCGAAGCTCGCAAAACTGGCTGCTGATGACATGGTTGAAGTCACGGTAGGCAATTTCTGAGAGATCACCGCTCGACCCAATGACTATTCTGATTGGCTCATAATTGACCACGGGGTTCGGCTAGTCAACGTTGATTGTCTCTCCGTCGACGTCCCAGACTTAGGTGCCGTTTTCGACCAAATCGCTCGCCGATGGGTCAATAACTGAGATTCCGAACCGGTACTTGATCTCAGTGCCATCTCTATTCTTGATTGGGATGGTGATCAAATTCTGGGCAACGTCTAGGATGTCTGTCTTGAACATTCCAGCGTGTTCGTGCTATTTAGTGATCGGCAACCCTAGTTTTGCCAAACCTTGCTGAACGTTCCGGAAGGTGCTGAAATCAACTAAACTCGGTCCTCTCTCCCACTTGCCGTTAACGTATTGGAAGCCATGAGAACCAAGACCTGCTGCTATACTGACTAGAACGCAGGCTCGTGCTGATCCATCTAGTCTTGCGAAGCCACTTCCCACATTGAACTAGGTGTGCTTCTTGCCATGAAGATTCTTGAGGGATGCGAGGTAGGTCTTAATGTCGTGCACTTTCAAATTCTAACCTTCATAGAATGCACAGTGCTCAATACGACCATCTGCCATGAATGTCTTGCTTCGCTCGCTTCCGACCCAGTGCATGATCTCATCAGCATCGCGTTCATCTTTGCATGCACGCAAGGCCTATTTGATGTCACAGCACTCATTGCCAATTTGGTACATGGCTGCTCCATTGTTGGGCGGCCTTTTCATGTGGCTGACCACCGCGTACATGTGAGCGACCATTGCGTCGTTAGTCTTTGTCCACTGGTGATCTGGTGGGGTAGTCAACCCGCCTGGGCTCTCGTGATCAATGTCTCCAGTTGTTGCCCTGAAGCGAGCTAGACTTGAGAGGATGCTCTGTTCGCCCTCGTAGAATTCGTTGGACGTCTTCTCATCAATTGGCCGAGATTTAACTCCCGCGTCGGCGAGTGCTTTCATCACCCTGGCTTTAGATTCGTGCCTGAAAGCAAAGATGTTCTAATCAAAGGCGACTATGAACCTCGTTCTCAAGTGGTCTTTTACCCTGTTAAGGTTCGTGACGCCTACATGCACGCAAGTCTTGCGGGCCTTCTTGCAAATCTCGCCAAAGTCATCGAAGAAAGTGTCATTATTCGGAGGCCCGTTAACAATGAATTGCTGCATGACGACTCCCTCCTAAAGTGGGTTGGCTATCTTGAAAACCTCGACGTTGATGCTCCCTAATCGTAGCGTCGTGTACTTGGCCCTGGCCGAGTCTCCATCACCTGGGTTGAATGTTGGCGGGCTGTGTCGGGCAGGGTTGAATTGTGAGAGCTTGGACAGAGAGTAATACGCTGTGTGGCACGGTCTATTTCGGACGGCGAATTGGCTGAGCTCAGGCTTCCAAGTGTTGTTGTTGGCTGCTCTTAAAGGCGTCTCAAGGAACTTAACCGTTCTATTTAGGTTAGGCGGATTGCAGTAACGGACGCCGCATCGGGTTCGAACCTTGACGGAAGCGGCTTCTTAGCGAGTGATGAACGTACCGCCGACAGAGATGAGTTCTGAAGTGCTCAGGTTTTCATGTCCCATGCAATTCTTGGCTGCAGAAACAAGATGAGATTCGATTTTAATCTTCTGTCTTGCAGCTTCGTGAGCTACCATCTTGATTTCATCGTCACTCACCTAGCTAAGAACGACTCGAGCAGCAATGGCTTGCTTAGATGCCTCCTCATGGATCTTGGTTGCTGAATCGCTTTGACGCAGAAAATGTAGACATTTGAGCCCTTCCTCGTTCAAGGTGGTTATTCCTCCAAACATCTTTGCGAGTGAAGCTAGCCGTTAGACGCTGAGTGTTCCACGTCGAGTGTAGAAATCCATGTTTTCGTCAACAGTTGACAGTTTCACATGTGAGTCTCCCTCGATTGGTTTTTCACTCTGTCCGAGGTTGTACATTGAGTGGTCGGATGCGTCCTGGCTTTTACTCGACCGGTGCGGCATTTCCTTCGAGGGGTCTTCATAACTGAACTCGCTTTCAGATCCGACATCGTCGTCACTTAATCGCTCACGGGTTGAAAATTCAGCTGATCTGCGCCGCTTGATGCCTGTCTCCATGTCTAGTAGGATCTTCTTCTCGTTGCCTCCTTTACTCTTATCAAGGCTCTTGTCCGCTTCCGGTAAGACATTTGGGACTGACTTGTCACAGAGTGTATCGCGTAAGTCTGTTGGTTCCTGTTCCTCTTTGTTACGAACTCCAAGGAATCGCTTGCAGGCCGCAAAGAAGCCCTCTTTTGGTTTTCCTTCTGGATCAGAGGCTTTGTCATCTGACTCCTCAGACACTGCTAAGTCCGAGAGTCCGCTCTTGATGTCCACGGCAATTTCTTTCCTGAGCTCGTTAACGTCATTGTCCGGGTTATCAGAGAAGAAACCCCAGGACCTGGCTAGATCATAGAAAGCGTTGAAGAGGTTCGTAAATTCCCTCCGCAGGTAACCTCCTTCAACGTGGTCTTTTCCTCCAGGCCCAAAGTGATTCTCTGATTCGGCCCAATCCTGGTAGCTGAGGAACTCACCGATTTTGATCTTGATGCTAGTGACAGCGCCGTCTGTGATGCGATCAACGAATCGTACTGAACGCGCAAGCCATGCTCTCATGTTTTCACAAAATTCCGCAAGTCCTTCGCGCAGAGCATCGACAACGATCTTGCCGCGCTCCTCAAGCGTCTGGCTGATATGCCCGCGTGTGTCGGTATCTGGAGCTAGTCGAGCGGCAGTTTCTGCGAACCATGGGTATACTACTTCGTAGGCTTGCATTAGCAGGAAAAGAAAGCCCCACATTATCAATCGAGCGCACGCGAATTTGCCGAAAATTAGTTAGCATGCACCGTCGATGATCGTAAGAAGCAGCATGAATAGATACTTCAGGCTGCCTTCACCTAAATTCGGGCCAACTTCTCTCAGTAGTCGGATCACAAAGCGCTCAACAAGAACGTAGCATTACATCACTATAGCCAAGCCAGCTGCGGCACGGTATGCCCATCTCTTGAGTAGTTCTTTAACTTTGTCAAGGAAGTTCTATTCTAGCCGCCTTTGGTGGTCGGAATCAGCCAAAGCAATAAAGAAGTCGAATGGACAGCCTCGTTTAATCTTCCGGATTCGAGGTTTCGGTCTACTGACGTAACTTGCCATGTCAGAAATGAAATTGGCTGCGTCATGTGATGCAGTGTGCAGGTTGTCCAGAACGTAACAGGGCCTGATAGAGCTCACTCCACTTGGCTCGATATCAGTTAGGTCACGGCATTCTTGTCCAATGCTCAGATAAGCCCTCTCACTTCCGTGAACGACAGCTGGAAAGAAACCTAGGAGGTTGGAATCAGTTTGGTCAAAGATCTCGTCAAGGAGCCCTAACCCACGCTGTGGGTGTATCTGACGTCTCTCGTACGTTATGCCGAAGTTCCAGGTCTTTGGATCATAATCCATGGAGTACAGCGTTGTCACATTGGAGCCTATCGGCGGTTCCTCAACGACTTAACCTGCCTTATGTGCCGCGTAACAGAGCATGTTGTCAATCATTACTTAGACGAGTCCGTGTCTAGGGACAAATTTGCTCTGGAGTATGCCTAAGGTTTGGTAAGTCCCTCGCTGGACCGTGACTGAGACTGCTACGATGTTTTCCTTGTACCACTTGAGTTCCTCGGGTGATATACAATTTTGAGGACATTAGCTCTGATGGACCAGTGAGAAGAACATCGCGCAGATCGTGTGATCATCGAGAGTAGATGACGGTTTCTTGTACCCGACTGCGATGAGATTGCCGTTCGTGTAGACCAGATCGTAGATCTTATCAGGCTTTAAATATGCGCAACGACAATCGAGCACTAACTTGATCTTTGCAGCGTTGTCCTTGGATAAATGGCCGGTGGTACCAACTCCTTCTTTTCCAAGCTTGGCTGGTATGCGCGGTGCGTGGGCTTCTCCTGTGTTGATATCGGTGACCATGTTCGCAGAGACAAGTTGTCCTCGATCACTGTATTGGCGCTCAAGATTGACTAAAGTTCGGGGTAAACCGCCTTCAATCTTATGGTCATAGGTAGGCATCTGCTTCAATCCATTCGTTCGACTCTCAATGCCAGACACTTGAACCAGCTGCCCTTTCACTATCGATTGACGGATGTTCTATCGAGTGTTGCCGAAGGTTTCTAGTCTCAACTGGGCGTGGATCTGCTTTAAGTTCTCATCTTGCATTAGAGTGTACAAGAAAACACATGCATAGGCGGGATCATGCTCATCGATCTTGTCATAGAAGTTGGCCAGCGCGCTAGCGACGTCCAAGTTCCAGTGCTTCTTCTTGACTGTGGCCAGGTCGAAAGCCAGGATGTCTTTGTCTTCAATCTGAACCAGGGCATCTTTGCACTTCTTCGCGATTCCGTGAAATTCAAAGTTACCGTAGGTACGAAGATTGTAGATGGTCATGATGATTGAGTCGGCGATCTGCTTACGTCCTTCCTCCTTCAATTCCATCCATGCTCGTGAATGTAGATATGGCTCCAGGTTCTGAATTGAACGGATACGAGTAGGATGAGCTGATGATGCGTGCGAGAAGCGGTACCCGTGACTTGACTCAACTTCAGTCACAATTCCGTTGTCTGTGCAAAATGAGTTGTCTTAGCTCAAGTTCTACTTTTCCCCAGGTCCAAGAGTTTGTCCGATGACAACGATTTCATCGCAACCGCTAAAACCGCTGATGTCTGGCAAAGTAAGGTGGCAGTCTGCGTTCCTCAGAAGCAGGGCGGTGCTATGCTGTCCCCAAGATCCTTTGTAAGCCAAGTTAGGGCTCATAGTGTGTGGGTCATCTGTGAATTGGAGTGCAGCGTGGACGGGGCTCATCAGCCCGATAAGGTTGTACATCATGTACTGGAAGACACTAGTAAGACGGCGTCGGTCAAACTTAGACTCACGCAAACCAGCTACCATCAAGACTGCATGCCTGTCCAAGCAAGTCAGTTCCTTAACAGAGGGCGCAACGGCGATCACAATTTTGCTCTGTATGCCGTTATTTAGGTGCTCGTCGCAAGATCGGCGCTCTTTCGCATGTGCTCTGTGTTCGGCACTCTGGTGGGGATCTGGGGTGAACGTGTGGATGAGGTTCTTGCCATAATAAACCGGGCCGGTGTGTTCGTCTTCCCATTTCAGCACTTCCTTCAGTAATTGGCGCGATTGCTCACAATTGTAGGTTGAAAAGAGCTCGGCTGAATATGGTTGGTCAACGACTTTGTGTAGGAACGTGGCTAAGGCGTTCTGAGGAAATACGGTACGATCGAAGAAGTTGTGTCCATCGATGCGCCGGATGCTGTGCATACCGAAGACGTCAAACCAGAAGTTGTAGAGCTGTCCATAGTCTGGGAGACCGGCTGGGGTCCCTTGCCCGGAAAACATAGAGATATCTTCCTTCCTGAATGAAACTCCGTTTCTGGCACACTTCAGCGCAAGACCACTGCATCTGAACCTAAGCTCTGTTCGGTAGGTGTCTTCGATCGTCGTGATCGGGTGTAGGCCGTCCATAAGCATGCCGAGCCGGCCGTTGTCGTCACAAGATGTTTTGAACGGATCAGTGACCACGTGAGGATTCTCCAGTTTTGTGATCAGGTTTGATATGGCCTTAATCGTTTGGGGCGAACGCTTTGCCCCGTGTTGGCATGTAACTCTGATTGGGACGCTAAATTCGGTGCCATCTGCTGCTACCACAACGTTAGCAATCGCAAATATTGTGCAGATCAGTCTCTTAAGCTAACAAATTGCGGCGGGTGACAAAGAAGTGGGCATGTAAAGCGTGTAAGGAGCTGTTGGTTCACCACCATCGTAACGAATGTGCAAGAAGACTTAATCTGCATCGCCTTTGAACACAATCTTACCATCATGAGCTCTGATTGGGAAGCCTACAGCAGTGAACTTCTTGTAAGCTTCTTCGCTGAAGTGTAACCGACCACCTAACTGGACGCGATATCTCTGCTCCTCTATACAAAGTTTGCCTATGGAGCCGATAGCCATCTGAAGCAGTTCGATCAGTTTTTCTTCTGCTGTGCTCTTGTCAGGGAGTTCTTTGACATCGCTTAAGCGTTTGTAGCCCTTATTGTCTTTGAGGGTTTGCATCGCCTCGGTAAAGCTTGAGATGTTGCGAACTTGGGGTACTTTCGCACAGCGAGAACACAGGAGTCTGCCGTCGATGTGAAGTAGGTCGAGCCACTTGTTGCAGCCGACAGTGCCACATTTTGTTTGGTGTAGATCCTTGCTCTCGATCACTGTAACATCTCGGATGTCAATCTCTGGGGGCCCTTGATCGGCTGGGTCCTCTCGTTCGCTTATGATGGCGTACTGACTTGCGTTAACTGGGTCCGATCTGATATGGCTTCCAGTCTGGACGCTAGTGGCGGCGTTACTTATGTTGCGTTGCACAACATGCCTGACTATTTCGAAATCCGTCATGGTCCAATGGTGAGCTTCAACCTCGTCGTAAATCTCTCTCTTAAGTACGGCCAGCTAGGAAGATTCAATTCTCCTGTCCTCTAAAGCCTTGACAACTTCTTCATCAATGACGGTTTCAATGCACTGCCTAAGCTAATTCTAAGCGTCGGAGTACACAGCGGCCATGGTGCTGAAACTGTAAAGGTGAGCCATTAGCTTATGATTCGTGGTTCCTAGTTGGCAGATGACTTGCTCGTAGTCCTTCTCTCGCAGGTCTCGGCAGAGGTTAAGAATATCGTCCATGACGGCTGTGTTTTCCTAATCGCTCTGCATAACGCGATTTGCAACATAAGCCTGAAGGTCCCTTGCGCCTTATTGGCCATGCTAGCGCACATAGTTGGCATATGTCTCAGCGATGTAGTTATCGTCGTCACTGACGTGCACAAGCCTGGTATGGACTCCTGCATAATTGATAGGAGCAATCCATATTCTGTAAACTGAGCCTACGCAATCCAAGATACCAAGCAGTGGGCTTCTCTTGTCGCCGTAGAGTTTCAGGTCGCTGTTGCAACGGATGATAACGCTCACACCAAAACAGGCGCAGAATTCTATGGCCTTGGCGGCGTCGTCGTCCTTTGATTCTTCAGCGATTAGCTCCTCTGCCTCTTCGTCTTCTACTCGCCTAGTTTCAGTCAGATGCTGGATGAAGAAGCCTGGAATGTTTATCAGACTTACAAGGCAGTCCGACAAACTGTGGTCGTGCTCGGAGGTGTTTGTGCTGCTCTTGGCTATCGCCAACCCCAGTTACTCAAGATCGCTTGTGTCGCTGTGGTTGCACCCTTAGTATGGTATGTGTCCGTTGCCTTGGATGCGTTCGTCTGGGCGATACTTGGTGAATTCTGAGATAGACTAACTGGCCTTGTGCTCTTCAATTCCGTTGTCATCTAGAGGCTAGATCTCTGGCAGAAACTAGTCAGGTGGGAGCTCTTGGCGGAGAACTTGGCAGCTAGACAGGGTGCTGCAGAGTGTCTTCAAGTTGTGGCATGGGTTAAGTGAGTGCTTCACTGGCTGATCAATGATATCTGGTAAGTGGCTTGAACCACTGGAGCAGACTAACAAGAAGCCACAGTAGCATGTCAGAGTCACGATGCTCATGCAAGCGTCTAGGTCTTCTGGCAAGTAGAGGCTGTACTTGCTCGAGTGATCAAAAGGCCAGTAAGCAACTACGAGTGCTCCGGCTTGTGCAATCGTGCGTGAAACAGCCTTGACGCTATTAATAAGGCTCTTGTCCAGTCCTCTTGCCATATCATGCCCAAGATGGAAACCATAAGGTGTAGTCTGTTTGACGTCGATAGTCTGGCTTACCAGTGATGAGATCATCCGCATCTTCGCAGGGTCAAATGTCACATCTTCATATGAGCGTAAGGCCTTGCGTGCATGGCCATGTACGGTGTCCAAATGTTTAAGAGTCTGGTGTAGGGATTTCTCTTTCTGCCATTTATGCCAGTCCTTGATCTGCTTTCTGCATTCCGCAAAGATTTTCTTCTAGTCCATCGGCCCTGTGTGCTTAATAACGCTGGCAAGTCCACGATTGAATGCGGTGTTGTTAGACGCGATGAAGTTCAGGAATTCGCTAGTGAGGAAAACGCGCTGGGTAGCGGCTGTTTACGCAATGACTTGCGCTGCAACGCCGAAGGGAAAGGCAACAACCCCTTGCTTTTCTTGCTGGATGAAGTCCTCGAAAACCTAAGAATTCATTGTCTCTTTCCGCTAGCGCATGATTGTGGTCATCGTCACTAGTTCCTTCTCTCCGTACTTCTTAATTACGTCAGGGTCAGTCGTGAAGTTGTCAGATGGATCCGTGCTGTTAAGGTAGTCGTAGATGGTCCGCATGCTATGACTCAGCAGCTCATTCTGCAAGACGCTGTCACAGTCCTTGAAAAGTTGGCAATAGATGTTTTCAAGATCTCCGGACGTGCAGTGTTGGAAGACAATCATAGACTGAAGTCCAAGCCTATCCTTGTTGGATCTGATGTGAGCTGCCAACTTAGATTGCTCAAAGGAGTTGCCTACGATGTCGTCTTCGGTGTATTCGTCCTGTTGGATCGGAGTCTTAAGACTTTGCAGGCAGAACGCGTCGTCGGCACGATCAAAAGCCGTCTGTAGATCCACGTACTAGGCGGTGTACTCGCCAGCGAATTTGAAGCAGTAGGCATAGAGCTTGACGTCATCAAGCATGAACTTAACGTCGTTCTTATAGTCGTCAAGCGGTGTTCGTGTGATCTCGAAAGCCCAGCGATCGTCCGGTGTCGAAATCACTAGGCGTTGCTTCTCATAGGGCACTCTGATGGTGAAGTCGTCGATGCTGATGCTGCAAGTTCCTAGCTTTGCGCTGGCATGCTCCTTGAGACTGCAGAGAGTCGCTACACTAGCGCCTGTTGCGTAGTATAGGCACCAATAGAGTCCGGCTGAATAAGGGCAGAGTTTGGGCAAACTGATTCTGCATTTCTTGCCTCCCTTTAAGTTCTCGACATGGGTTCGACCATACTTACGCTTAGGGTTTGACAAGAGGCCTGGGCTCGGTGGAAGTTGGGAACACCTCATGTAGAGGAGACTCTTGGCTGGTATGTTGGTTTCGAGGGCTTATCCACTTACTGAGAGACCAAGCTCTTATATCTTGCTTATGAGCTTCTGATTCTCAAGGTTAGTGCTTGATATGGCCCCGGCTGGGTTAGCGGCGCAATGGCGAAGCGCGGCGTCTCTGAGTTGCGGATCAACCTTTGGTCCGTCTTTCTTGCTGCGGGCATTCTTGGGTTTCTTAGCTTTGGCCGGTCCGGGGTTTGATTCGACGTCGCCGCAGCGAAGAATATCGCGGTAGTCTTCCTCATCACAATATAATATGAGGGGTTCGATGTCTGTCTCGCTGCTCGAGTGGTCACTACTGCGCCAATTGAATGAAGGCTCGCCGCAAATTTTGTCATCCCAGGGCGAATGGTGACTGGACGTGGTTTTAGCCTTGTTCTTAGGCTAGGCCTGCTTCTTCTGAGGAGCACTTTTCACTTTCTGAGCGCCTTCGTACTGGCTGTACTTTCCTTCGCTTTTGGCCTGAGTGCCACGGCAGACTGTGAATCCGCTGTAGTCGATCTCGTCACGCATGGGCGACATTGGGGCGTTGCGCATGGCAGCCATTGTGCAGGCTGCATCGAAGTCACATACGAAGCCGGAAACAACCCACATTACGTCACTGCGTTTCCGAATGGGGTCGTATATTCTGACTGCTCGCCAAAGATCTTGACGTGATCCTTCCCAAGTCCGGAGGTCTTGCTTGCTTGGGTCGTTGGCGAACATAATGCTGCTTCTCTTGTTGAGTTCGATTCCTCGGCGCTGGAGCTCGCATAAGGCATACATGTAGGCGTTGCGTGCGTTGTTACACTCGCGGATAAGCTGAATGTCTCTCTGCTTTTGATTGGGTTTCTTCAGCTCGGCTAGAACCTACTTAGGTTTCGGTATGCCTTTGGGCTTGCGGACGCTGTAAGGCTCAGGCATTGAATCAGAGTCGCCACTTTCGCTATGATAGCTGGAGTGCTTACTCTCCTCATCAGCCAGATCTATCATGTTGATCTTAGGTGGAGCCTAGACTGGATCAAGTTCAACAGTCTTGTCTTGCGGTCCGTCTTACTAAACAAGTGACGCGGGGTCACTGTGTGGTGAGTCTGGTCGCTGTTCGAAGCTGGTAGACGACAAAGCGTCTTCGTGCTTAGGGTTGCTTTCCATAGGGGAAGATGCTGGGTTTTCT